GATAGAAATTGAGGGCAAGGTTTATGGTTTTGAACTAGAAGTTATTACCAATAGACCATTTGCTTTAATGGAAACAGTAGAGGTTAATATCACGAATTTACAAGACAATGGCAAGAAGACAGTTTCTAGTTTATCTGATGAAATTGGATATATTTATCCTTATATGGAAATTACAATTGACAAATCTGGTGATTTGGAAATTTTCAATGAATTAGAAAATAGAACTATGCGAATTGCAAATTGTGTTGAGGGTGAAGTTATTACTTTACGATACCCAATGATTGAAACTTCTGAAAGTTCTCATAGAATTCAAAATGATTTTAATTGGGTTTTCTTTAGATTGGCAAACACATTTAAGAAAAGAAAAAATGAATTGTCTATATCAATACCATGTACTATCAAAATGGCATATAACCCGATTATTAAATTAAGCATTTAATGGAGGTGTGTTTATGTCTTTACAGATAAAATTTGATGTAACAAACACACCTGAAAAGCCTACCATTATTTTAGCAAAAAATAATGGAGATATTATTGGAAAGTTAGATGGCAAGGCAATTGAAGTTGCAGATAATCTCAATGAGCCTAGTGAATTTGCTTTTACAATATATAAATATTTAGATAACCATAAGACTCCATGGTGGGACGATATAACTGATTTTAAGTTGGTGCATTGTCTTGAATGGGACATGTGGTTTCAGATTAAAATTGAATTAGAGGAAAGTTCTGAGACTATCAAAACAATATCTTGTACACAGCTTGGACAGGCTGAGTTGGCTCAAATCAAGTTATTTAACATACAGATAAATACCGAAGAAGATATTGCAAGAGAAGATTATGAATTACCTACTATATTTTATGACCCTGAAAACAAAGAAGCGTCATTGCTTCATAGAATACTAGAAAAAGCACCGCATTATCAAATTACATATGTTGATGCTTCTCTAATGAAAATTCAAAAGACTTTTTCTTGGGACAATAAATCAATTTATGATGTCTTACAGGAAATCGCAAAGGAAGTTCAGTGTATTTTCATTTTTCCTTCTAACTCAGATAGTAATGGAAACATTCAAAGAACAATTGAGGTTTATGATTTACTTACATATTGTAATGAATGTGGATATCGTGGAGAGTTTGACGATAAATGCACTGAATGTAATAGCACCGATGTTAAACATGGTTATGGTGAAGATACTACTATTTTTGTAACTGCCGACAAATTAGCTGAAGAACTACAGTTAAGCGGTGATAAGGACTCTGTAAAAAACTGCTTTAAGTTAGTTGCTGGTGATGATTTAATGACTGCAACTATTAAGAGCTGCAATCCAAATGGTTCTGATTATTTGTGGCATATTTCAGATATGCTGAAAACTGAAATGTCTAATGAACTGGTTAGAAAAATAGAAGAATACGATTCGCTTTATCGTTATTACAACAAAGAGTTTGTTGCAGAGATTAATTTACCTATTCTTATCAATTACAATACTGTGGTTGATAAATATAGTGTGTTTAATCCTGATTTAGAAAAAGTATCTATTCCTATTGTTGGTTTCCCTGATTTGATTCAGGCGTATTACAATACTATTGATATGACATTGTTTTTACAAAACAGTTTGATGCCAACATATAAGATGGCAGATACTAACGCAGAAAAAGAAGCAGAGAAAATAACAATTGATAATATATCTTCTGTTGCCGTTTCTGACATAGATAAGCTTTCATTGTCTTCTGCAAATAATGCTGTTTTATCAATGGTGAAGATTCTTGTTGATTCAAGATATAAAGTAAAAGTTGAAGACTCTGCATTGAGTTCAGAGACAAATATTTGGACTGGTTATTTCTCTATTGAAAATTACTCTGATGAAGAGGACTATGCTACAAGTAAACGTATATCAATAGAAATCAATGGAGATTACGAAATGTTTGTGAAGCAGAAGATTGAAAAAGCTTTACAAGCAGGAGATGTCGAAGACGTAAGTATCTCTGGATTATTTAAGAAAGATATTGAATCATTTAAAACAGAGTTAACTAAGTACAGTCTTTCTTATTTGAATATGTTCCACGATTCCTGTCAAGGTTGCATTGATATTTTGATTGAACAAGGAATTTCAGATAAGTCTACTTGGGCAAATGAAGACTCTAGTCTTTACGATAATTTATATTTACCTTACCTAGAAAAATTGTCCGTAATCGAAAATGAAATGAAGGTAAGAGAGGATGAAATTAATTCAATAATTGGTATTTATAATGCCGATGGAGAACTAATTCAAAAAGGATTACAAACTCTTATTTTAGATATTAGAAACAAGATTCAAGATTTATTGAATTTCGAGAAATTTTTAGGTAAAACATTGTGGTTGGAATTTTGCATTTTTAGAAGAGAAGACAAATATAGCAATACAAATTATATTTCTGACGGATTGAACAATGCTGAATTAATCGCTAATGCATTAGATTTTTTAGAAGCAGCGAATAGAGATATCAGAAAATCTTCAAATCTACAGTATCAGATAAGCTCTACGTTAAAGAATTTACTTGTAATACCAGAATTCAAACCATTGGTAAAACATTTTAAAGTTGGTAATTGGATAAGAGTACAAATTGATGACGAGATTTACAAACTACGTTTAATACACTTCTCTTTTGAATATGATGATATAAGTCAAATAGAAGTTGAATTTTCTGACATTACTAATATTAAGAGTTCTGCAACAGAAGTTCAAAAAATATTAGAAATGGCAAGCTCAATGGCTACATCCTATGAGAGTGTAAAACGACAAGCTAAACAAGGTGAAGAAGGTAATAGAATTATTGAAGACATTGTAGATGGTGGCTTAAGTGCTTCCAATGTTGCAATGATGAATAATTCTGAAAATCAAAATCAATCATGGAATGAACGAGGAATGCTGTTCCGTGAGTATGACACAATTATTGAAGAGTACAGTGATACTCAATTAAAAATAATCAATTCTACTATTGCTGTTACAGATGATAAATGGGTATCTACAAAAACAGCATTAGGCAAGATTTATTATAAAGACCCAATTACAGGTTTAATGAAACAGGCATTTGGTTTTAATGGTGAACTAATTGTCGGCAAACTATTATTGGGTGAATCATTAGGAATTTATAACGCTGCTGGTAATTTAACTTTTGATGATAACGGTTTAGTTGTCACAAATCATATCAACACAGTTACAATCAATCCAAATAGTCATTCTATTTTTAATATCAGGAATAAAACCAATGACCTTTTCACATTTGATGAAAATGGAGATATGGTTATTGTTGGTAATATTACTGCAAAAAGTTTGATATTAAATGAAGGTGTTACTATTGGTGCAGATAAAGTAACTGGATTGTCTACTGTTGCTATTTCTGGCAAATATGGCGATTTATTAGAAATCCCTGAATTCTCAGATGTTGCTTATTCTGGTTTATATCAAGATTTGATTGACATTCCTGAATTCTCTAATGTAGCATACTCCGGTGAATATGAAGACTTAAATAATAAACCAATACTTGCTACAGTTGCATTGAGTGGCGCATATGATGATTTAATTGGTAAGCCAGTATTGTCCGATGTTGCTATTTCTGGACAGTATAGTGATTTGATTGGTGTTCCTGAAAATATTGCCAACCTCGAAGCATATGAAGAAAGAATATCTACAAATACATCTGGTGTTGAAACTAATGCTGCTAACATTGAATCACTTAACAAATTGGTCAATGACAATTTGAATAGTATATTGGATTTACAATCAAGAGTCAGTGGAACGGAAGCAGATATAGAAGCTTTGAGTATTGCAGATTCGTCTCTTGACGGAAAAATTACTGTAAATAGTAATAATATAACTGCTTTACAAAAAGAAATTGAGACATTGAAAGAACAGATTGCCAGTATGACATAATGAGGTGTACAAATGAATAAGCCTGTCACGATGGTAGTTGATGAATTGAAAAGTACCTTAGTATCAAATATCAATGAAGCTAAACTACCGTTTTTTATTGTAGAATATGTGCTAAAAGACCTTATTCAAGAAATTCACATTGCAAGTTTACAACAGTTAGAATCCGATAAGGAAAGATATCTGAAGTCAATTGCAAGTGAACGAAAAGAGGTATCTTAATATGGTATATATGTCAAAGAAAAACTACGATACGCAAATGGAAAGGATTAAAAGAAATAATCTAAGTAGAGAGCGTAAACGTAAACTTCGTGAAGAACGAATGAAATATTTTCCTAAATTTATACTGCCATCAACAAGCAAAATTGTATTGTTGGTGGCAGCTTTACTTTGTATTGAAATTTTGATTTTTTGTCAGTACATGATTGTTATTACAGGCGATACAAATGCTTTATATGCCATGGTTGGTGCTTTGGTTTCTTTTGTTCCTGTAGTATTAGGTTATTATGTGAAGTCTACAAAAGAGAATACAAAGAACGGTATTACTTATGAGACTGCTATGGCAAAAATTCAACCAGTGACAGTTGCAAATGAATCTGTTGAAGCTGTCGGATAAGGAGAGATAAATTATGAACATTGCTCTATTTATTGCGCTTCTGGTTGCTTTTTCTACTATTACAAGCTTGTTAACGGAAGCATTTAAGAAATTGTTAAACGATACAACTATTAAGTATTCTTCTAATATTCTGGTCGTAATTATTGCCTGTGTTGTTGGTATTTGCGGAACAGGTGTTTACTATGTTCTGTCAGGAATTGACTTTACACTGGCAAATATTGTGTGTATGCCTTTAATGGGGTTGACAACTGCTGTTGGCTCTATGGTTGGATATGATAAGGTTATTCAAACAATTAAGCAATTGAAGGTATAAATTCTGAGGGTAGTATGTTCTACCCTCTTTTCTTATGTTTCAAATGAGGTGATGTACATATGGATAAAACATGGTGTGTATATGTACATATTAGTCCATCAAATAAATATTATGTTGGAATTACCTGTCAAAGACCTGAAAGGCGTTGGAGAAATGGTATTGGATATATAAGAAATAATCATTTTGCGAATGCTATTAAAAAATATGGTTGGGATAATTTTCAACATGAAATTATTGCAAGTAATATTACTGAAAAAGAAGCTAAGAATTTTGAAAAAATATTGATTTCAAAGTTGCGGTCAAATGATGCAAAATATGGATATAACATTACTTCTGGTGGAGATGTATTTAATCACAATGAATCAACAAAGCAATTATTGCGAGAAATAAAAGGAATTCCTGTATGTCAATTTGACTTAGATTTAAATTTGATTAAAGAGTATAAAAGTGCAAAACATGCATCTGATGAAACCGGAATATATCATTCTATGATATCTGGATGCTGTAATAAATTAAAGGGTTACATAACAGCAGGTGGTTTTGCATGGATGTACAAAGAAGATGTTTCAAGTGAAAATATAGATTTGTATCTACAACGATTGAAGCATGATAAGTTGCCAAAACCAGTATGTCAATTTACGTTAAATATGGAATTTGTAGAAGAATATTTAAGTATTGCTGATGCATCAAAAAATAGCGGAGTATCTGCACCAGATATATCAAATGCGGCGAACAATAAAGTTAAAACCGCAGGAGGATATATCTGGATTTTTTCTGAGCAATATCAAAAAATGCTTAATGGCGAAATTGAAATGAGAAAGCCATTTAAGTATTCCTTTTGGAGAGAAATCTATAAATTTTCACTTAATGGAGAATTTTTAGAAAAGTTCGAAAATGCAACCTTAGCTGGAAAAAGTGTAGGTGTTACATTACAAGCAATAAGCAGTGCTTGTAGAAGCAAATCTCATATATGTAAAGGATACATATGGAGGTATGCTACTGACGTAGAAAACGAGGTGGCATAATGACTTTAATTGGTAATTCAATTGCTGAAAAAATATGGTATTGGTCAAAATCAAAGGGATTTAATGATTATGGAGCATCTGCAATTCTTGCTAATTTCGATTATGAATCAGGTTTAAATCCTAAGAATTTACAAGATTCATATCAATCTAAATTGGGATTCACTGATGATTCTTATGTTGAAGCAATTGATAATGGAACATATACAAAATCACAATTTATATATGATAACGCTGGATTTTCACTAATGCAAGTTACTTATTGGTCACGCAAAAAGGCATTTTATGAATTTGCAAAAGAAAACGGAAAATCTATCGGTGATTTAGAAAATGCTTTGGAGTTCTTTTATAAAGAATTATCAGAAAGATATCCGTCTCTAATGAGAATTCTTAAATATGCTACTTCCGTTGATGAAGCAACGGTAGCAATGATGCTCAAGTATGAATGTCCGTATGACCAAAGTATTACAGCGCAAAATAAAAGAATTTCTTATGGTTATAAATATTACACATTATTCGTAACGAATACTACAACAAAAACGGAAGGAGTGGTTAACATGGGATATAAATATTTTACAAAAGGCGTAGCAGTAAAAGTGTCCGCACATTTCTACTCTACTGAGTTTGATTGTCATGGAAATGGCTGCTGTTCTCAGACGAAAGTAAATGAACAACTAATTGAATATCTTGAGCAAATTCGTGAACATTTTAACGCTCCAATAACAATAACTTCACCATATCGGTGTATTTATCATAATCGAAATGTTGTAGGTGGTGCAGTTAATAGTAGACACGAAAAAGGTGACGCAGCAGACTTCGTTGTTAAAGGTCATTCTCCTAGAGAGGTTGCTCAATATTGTGAAAGCATTGGAATTCTTGGAATTGGATTATATGAATCTGCTAAAGATGGTTACTTTGTTCACATCGACACAAGAGGTTATAGGAGTTTTTGGTATGGACA